GTCATTGCAGTACTGGAGGCAGTCACAGCAGTCATTGCAGTGCTAGAGGCAGCCATGCGGCGTACCTGCCCTCGCATCCCCATCAGTACATTCCACTCACCCAGCCTTCCGGGGTTTGTCAGCAAGGTTTCAAGCTGTGCGCCGGATAACGTCCCGACTTCAACGGCGTTGAGCATACGCATTGCGCGAATCATTGGCATGGTGGTGTCCTTTAGGATTTGATAACGGTGATGGGCCATGCCGCACGGATGGCAGCATTGGTGTTGGCAGCGGCTGCACTGCCGTTGGTCAGCGTGACGGTCACGGTATTGGCCGCGCTGACCCATGCGTGATAGCTCAAGCGCCCAGTTTCTGCGGCGGTGGCGCCTAGTTCTGCGGGTGGTGTAGCAATCACGCGATCACCTACGCTTGCGCCAGTGACTGTGCCTGTGAATCTGGCGCTGGAGACTGTAGCGACGGAGGTGATGGCGCAAGTAGCGGTGCCGGACAATACTTTGCTGGCGAAGCTGCTGGCGAAGCGCAGCGGCTCGTCCTCGTCATACTCATCGCGCACCGCATCGTCTGGCAATTGCCACAGGCTCACAACGTCCCAGTGTGGGCACTCCAGCAGCCAACGACCCGTCGCAGTGGAAAAGCAGCTTTCGTCGTCGTCAGGTTCGTCAGAACCTGCAGCAAATATGAATAGTCCTAATCCATCAACTAACACCAAGTCGCCAGCATTTGCTACAAGGGTGCGCAGCGTGGCACGATTTTCGTAGAGGTAGTTAGGGATACTTGCGCCACTTTCCACCACCAAGTTACCACCACCAAGCAGGCTTTCACCGTTGATCGTCTTGATGTTGGTGCCGCTGACCAGTAGGGTTTGCTTCGCATTCCACGCAACCTTTTCAGCGTCAGTCACAAAGCGGTTGTTTGCGTCCTGCGTGATGATGGAAGCAGGGTGATTGGCTGGGTGGGTGTAGGCGTTTGCACCAGTTTCCACACTAGCCAGCTTAGCTTGCTCTGCGGTAGTGTAGTCCTCTGTAGATAAACCCTTACCAACTTCCTTGTCCACCTTAACAGCAAGTGCAACAGTAGATTCAGCTTTGGTCAAATACTGTGTATGCGGATCAGCAGCAGCTGTGTGATTAGCCAATGCACCCAGCACACCTGTATTTGCATCTGCAGCAACTGTTGCTGATTGTTCAGCCTGGATTGCCCAATACTGGGCACTGAATTTGTCACTCCCATCATTGAGTACTGGGCCATCCATTTTGGTTGCCCAAGCGCTAGCCAATGCTTCAGCTGACTCAGCATCTGCTTGGGCAATCTCGGCTGCACCTTTTGCAGCATCAGCAGCGAGCAGGTCTTCCGCTACTTGGTCAGCCCTCACGAGCACTTCTGCGTGTTTAGTCACGACTTCAGTGTGCAAAGGGACAACCGCAGTAAGTGAAGCTGCTGCTTGAGTTGCCGATTCCGATGCTGAAGTTTGGCTATCCAATGCTGCAGCAGCCGCATCCTGGGCAGCCGTGATGTTGTTTGCAACTTCTTGAGCCAGGGTTTGAACTGTGGCACGGTCAGCACTTACCTGGGCAGCGTCCACAACCATAGTAGAAGCTGCGTCATGAAATCCTTGGGTTTCATTACGCAATTGCAAAGCATCACTGGCGGATACTCCAGCAGCTGTTGCAGCAATGTCTGCTTGCTCTGCCGATGCTTGTGCAGCTTGGGCGAATGATTCTGTGGCGCTGTGAAGTGTTGTAACTTGAGCCAGGCGGGCAGTGGCTGATTCAGCAGCTCCTGTAGCAGTAGTGCTTGCGATTACTGCAGCATCATGCAGTGTATTGACTTCACCATGTTTTTCTAAAGTTGCTGTTTCAGACGCTGCCGAAGCTAATGCAGATGCACTTGCTTGGTTTTCAGAAGTCAATGCAGCTGCTGCAGATGATTCTGCAGCTTGTTGCGCAGCCTTGGCTTCAGTAGATGCAGTAGTTGCAATTGAAGCAAAACCTTCTGCTTCAGCCCGTGCGGATACCACGAAGACCTTAACGCTGTCAGCACTATTAGCACTATCAGCTGCTTGTTGAGCTGACTGTGCTGCAGCATCTCGATAGGTTTCTGCAGTAGCAGCAATTACCTCAGTAGCGTCCTTCGCGTCATGAATGCCTTGGGCGGATTGGGCAGCTGCAACTGCACTAGCCGTCGCTTCTTGTGCACTTGTGCTGGCACTGGCTTGTGCTGCTTCAGCTACATCCTTTGCAACAATAGCTCCTAATTCTGCAGCCTGTGCACGGTCACTAGCAGCTAAAGTCTCGCTACGGGTTTGATTGATGTACTCACGCAGCGCTACCAGTTCGGAGGCAATAGCTTGCTCTGCTGCAACCACATCAGCAATATCTGCACCAAGCAAATCGCTGAATTTGAAGAGGATTGTCCACTTGGCTTCACCTTTGTATTGCCACTCAATCCACTCTTTGGTGTGATTAGTACGCAACACGATGTCTCGGGAACGTCCCGATTCGTAAACTTGAGCAACATACTCAATAGCGTCAAGGTGCTGATACACCTTATGAACCACGGGGAATGCTCGTCCGATCTGGGCATCTACCAGATGGTTGAGCCCGCCTCGGTTATCTGTGAATGGGCGCATTGTCATTTAGATCCATCCTCGTTTATGGAATAAGGTATTGCTTTGCAAGATACTGGTTGCCACCAGATCTTTCTCCACGACATCAGTACAGATGCCCATGAATGTGGCCATATGCTCTTGGGCTTTAGCCGAACTCTCTGCAGTGTTCATGTGGCTGTATACCTTGTGAGCAATGAACGCAGTCAGCGCACCGTGCAAGACTTCAGGCAACTCGATTATCGAGTGTGGATTCACAGAATCCAACTTAGGGTGGCTGGCTTGGTATAGCAAAGAGAGCACTTGTCCGTTCCACGCATTGGGGATTTGTAGCATCAATGTCTGTGGCGTGAAAACGCTGAGGGGTTGCTCAGCATCATTCAATGGAACTACCCGACCTGTGCCGTCATACACTTCCAGCACTTTGATCACGTCTTCTTGGAAAGGCTCATCATCCAGATCTTGGATGTAGTAGTAATCCTCATCGCTGCGGTCACGCTCAGAGAAAGCAAAACGCTTCTTCAGGTGGTAGTTGGTGACGTGATCCAGTGGTGTGATGATAAGGCTATTCGTGCGCAACACAAATGTCGTGTAAAGACGCACTAATGCCTCATTGGCATAAAGCACGACACGGGGTTGCCCACTTTCCAGGATGGCACCATTACCGTCAGCAGCCATGGATAAATTGTTGAGCTCTCCATAAGAGAGTCGCTGATACAGGTCTTCAAGCAGCATGGTTATACGATGTAGTTGGCCAATGACGGATGTTCATCTTCTTCGCGGCGATCTCCCCAGAAGTCAGGCTCATCTGTATGAGTCCCAGGCTGCGCTGATCCCATGGAAGGCTTCCATGGTTTGAGGTAGCCCAACATAGAGATGGTGTCCAAGCAGTCGTCCTTACCTTTGAGTCCGTTGATTGTAGCCAGTCGAATCTGTCCAATAAAGTGACCCATGATTACAGACTCCTTCAGCTCTTCAGGAAAGTACATCTTTCCTGCTTTGAACCAAGGAACAACCAAGTTGAATCGAGTTAGCTTATCCACTGCAGGGCGGATACCGGGTGTTCCCGATTTTTCCGATGACGCGAAGTTGAACCAAATGTTCCGCGTCAACATCTCCTGTTGGAGCCAAGAGATGAATGCTCCCTGTTGACCAGTGACTTCGACACCGACCTGCTGAGGGCGGTATTGAGTTACCAGCCGGAAGAGGTCATTGATGGATTTGTCCATGGTCTGGCGTTCACATACTCCGTCAACCCAGAACCAGTCTCCGTTGGCATTGTACGCCCACACACTGATCACCGAGTAGTCTGCTGTCTGCTTGTTAGACGTGGCAAAGTCAGTGGTGATATAGAAGTTGAAGTTGCCCATTGCTTCCATTAACCGAGTTCGTTTGAACCAACGAATCTCTGGATCTTGGACAAGGCGCTCATCTTCTGACGTGATGCGCAACATCAGCTCTTGGTAGAACGCAGCTGTCTTACCAGTCTTCACCGCCATCTCGTACTGTTCCAGAATGTAGTCGTAGCTGAACCGATCTTCCCAGGCTCCACTGAACTCTTCACGAGTGCAAGGAAACTTTTCACACACCGGCCAGACGTTCACATCCCAGGCACCAGACTCCACAGCTTCAATCAGGATGTCGTCTTTGTTGAATGGGGTGCCATTGAACACAACCTTGCGCCGGGTTGGGTCGAGTGCGTGGTTCACGCCTTTGTAAACCGTATCCTTGATGGCAGTCATTGCTACCTTGGACTTGGCATCGTCATCACTCACCAAGTCATCAAGCACACAGAAGGTGGGACGCTTACCAAAGATCTTTGTACCCCGCAGGCCAGTCTTTGCGCCAAACATCTTCACACCCAGACGCTTACCCTCACGGTTCTCGAACTCCAGGTAGTTATCAGTGAAGGTGGCTTTAGGAATCCATTCCTGTAAGAACTCACTGTTCACATAACGGAACTCAATGTTCTTCCGTGCAGACTTCACACCGTTGTCCATCGAGTCAGACACGTAGATCATTCCCTCAATGCGACCAAAGCCGGGGATCTCTCCGAACATCGCAATGTAGAGCGTCATGTATTCCATGAACAAGGTGGTCTTAGCAGCACCACGGAAGCACAAGTTGGCAATGTACTTACCAGGACTCACTACTTTGTCTAGCATCTTCAAGTGAACTGGTGGTGTCTTGTTGGATTCCCCAACTGAACCATTCACCAACTTCACGAAGTTCATGAATGTCAGCGCAAACTCCGAAGGAAGATAGGCTGGACTGTTCAAGATGACATAGTCAACCTGATCCAACCAGGCATCAAGTTCCTGTTTAACTAAGCTCATTGGTTCTCCTTGGGCGTTACATCCACAATGTCTTGGGCTGCGATCTCTTTTGTGGAGACACCAGCGTTGATGAGTACCTGTTGTTGTTGAGCCATCCGAGCTAAAGCATCCTTGAGTTCATTCATTCCAGAAGTCTCACCCATGTCAATGTTGATCAATGGCCCTGCTTCCTTGGGTTTAGCCAAATGAGTCAGTAATGAATCAGCTGCGTCAGAGCGTACCTTGGGACTCACATCCTCATTGGTCATGAGTTTGAACTGAGTGTTCAACGCAGCCTGATACATGTGTTGGTTCAACACCCAGGAGGGAACCAAGGTCTGCTCCATGATCTTGTTGACCAGCTGGCCTTTAGCATACGCGGCCACGTAGGCAGAGATCTCCTTGGGTGTGCGGCCTGCAGCCACGAGGTTGGCATACCGTTGAGGAAATGTCTTGAAGTATGCGTCCTGGTTCGAGTCACCCATCAGCTTGTAGCTGCAGTAGGCAACCGCATTCAAGTAGTCCTCCACCTTGAACTTGCCCTCTTTAAGAACAGAGGTATAGCTTAGAAAGTTGTCCTTGATCTGCTCAGCAATGAGAGGGTCAGCGCTAATCTGATTGATCATGTCAGCCAGTTGGTCAGTAGCTGCAGACTTCAGATTGCCCGGCAATGCCCTGGCAACCAGCTCTTTAGTAATGGGGGTGTTCATGCCAACTCCTTCAATCCTGGGCACCTGCCCAAACATAAGTAAATTCTTTGGTGGGGTTGCGGCGGTCTTCCCGCGTAACCAACCCCTCTCGTCGTAGCCCAGCTATCGCACGCCGTGCCGTATCTTCAGAGATGTCTGCCTTGTAGGCCAACACCTTTATCGTCACCCGCCCACACACCAGCATCGCCCTTACCACCTTGGCCATGCAGTCGATGGTGCTCTGGCGATTGCCGGCCTTCATGTTATGATCCACACCCTTCATACCTACCCCCATGTCCAAACTCTCCTCAATACCTATGAGAATGAGAGGGGACACCCTATTGTCTTTCGTCTTCCTACGAAAGAACCACTGGGGGACACCCAACCCACCACCAACTAAGATAAACACAATCAGTTTTGAGTGATTGTTCTTTCTCGGTTGTCTTCTTGATCAGTTAAATAGCTGAAGGTTGAGAACGAGTCACTCATTACACTAAGGTGCATAGTATATAAACACATGCGCTTGAGTTCAGGATGAGGGCACCCCGTTAGCAGTGTGTGGGGGTTGTGCCAGCAAACTACTGCAGCTATTCATTACCACTCCTGTGAGGGAATAGCATAAAGAAAGCCGGGATGATTCCCGGCTTTCTTTTTATTTTCACCTTTAGCTGAAAGATGCTATTCGCAAAGCCAACACTTCAAGCAATTGCTTCTGCAAGTTGAACTGCTTATACAGATATACCTGTTCTGTTGGAACCAAGGAAGTGAACTGGCTTGACTTTAGAAATTTTCCTAACAATACCTGCCTATCACTTAGCTGATCATACTCAGCAAGTACCCTTTGTTGGTATGGTAGTGGCTGTGCCACAGATGCATCAGCACGTTTAGGTGATTCTTCCACTTGGTTCGCTTTCAAGAAGTTGTGTGATTTAAGAGAGCTTCGCTCCTGCTTCAGTCCAGCATCCCTTCGGTCATTCGCTACGCTGCGCTTCGCTCATTCCCTCGGGCGCTGTCCTTCGCAGTCGCTGGCTACGCCGCTGCACTCACTCGGTGGGGGTTTATGTACGGTCGTGGTTGGCTTGGTCTTGCAACGCGACTCGTGCTGCGCCCTCCAATTCGAACGCATACATCTGCTCTTTGAGACGGAAGCCAAGATA